ATACTTAATACCAATTTCTTTTAGAGCATTAGATGCTGTATAGTCTACAAAATCTTTCAAAATATTTGAATTAAGTCCAATAACAGGACCTTTTTTGAATAAGTAGTCTGCCCAGGCCTTTTCTTCGCGAATCACATCTTCATACATAGCATATACTTCTACTTCACACTCAATTTTGGCACGAACAAATCTTTCATCTTCTTTAACTACTGCATTGATAAGCATAGCAGTCCATTCTTTATGTAATAATTCGTCTTGTAAAATTAAACTGATAATATTACCGTTACCAATAAAGATTTTGTTTTCTACCATGGCCAAACTTGTGGCGAATGATACCATAAATCGAAATGCTTCCAGGGCATAACTAGCATTTAATGCGAGCCAAATTGCCTTGATATGTTCTATTTCTGTAACATTTTCAGTTAATTCTTTTCTACAATTCAATCTATGTAGTAGATCATAATATTTGCCTACACTACTAGCCATATCTACAATCTCTTTAGTGTCGTGAATGGTATTAAATACTTCTTTAGGTACATTGTAAATATTACGAATAATGTGACTGTAACTACGACTATGAATATTAGTTTCAAAAAACGACCAATTGTACATCAAAGCTTCTAACTCGGGCAAGCTAACACATGGTGTAAACACTTGTGCAGGACCTCGTCCTTGCAAACTGTCTAGTGCAGTCTGACGTAACAAATTACTGGTAAAGATATGCTTCACTGCATCACTAGCATCTTTAAAATCTCCGGCATCTTTGGTTAGACTGATTTCTTCAGGTACCCAAAAGAAACCACGTGCTGTTTGTTCGATCTTCTGTATCTTAGGATACTTTACTTCTTCAAATCTCTGTATGGTTACCGGACCTTCTGGGTCTAAAAACATTTTACGACTAAGATAATCTGTTTTTGTCTGTAAATTATATTGCTGTTTGCTCATTTATATGATTCCAATTAATTATTTTCCATTGATTTTCTAAATATTTTTTCTTATCTGATTGATAATCTAATGCCCAGGCATGCTCCCACCAATCAATTAATAATACTATATCCTTCTTGACTTCGTGATTTTTTATAGTTTTAATTTTACCACTTTTACTCAGATATACCCAACCACTACCTTGTATACTCATTGCTTCTTTTTCGAATTCTTTTTTAAAATTATCAAAATTTTTAAAATGTTTGTTAATAAATTCTTCTATCTTTCCTTGAGGTTTATTTTTAGCATTAGGTATTTGATATTGCTGAAACAATATATTGTGTAGGAAAACCCCTGCTTCATTAAACACAGGATCCCCTTCTCCTTTATTATATCTTTCTGCATAAGTCTTGGCTAACTTTTCATAATGATAGTTAATAGTATTTTCACTAATACTTGGACTTAGGTCATCTTTTTTATAAGGTAGAGGTTTTATACTTAATTTTTCATTACGTCCTTCTACTATGAATCCTTTTATAAATTCATAACTCATAGTTTACAAGCCTCACAGTCAGCATCGTCGATTGATTCTATATTAATTTCATGAAATCCATTCATTTTTGGTTCGCCGAGATCTTCTTGTGATTTAGAGCCAGTTTTATTAATCAAGCTATAATAGAAAGTTTTAATTCCCCACATATGAGCCTGCATTAAGTTTTTAGCAATTAATGTAGTAGGGACTTTACGGTCTGTATAATGAGCAGGATTATAGAAAGTATTAGTACTAATACTTTGATCTACATAGGCTGCTAATACTGCTGCTGTTTTAATATAACCAGCACAATCTTTTTGATCCCACATTAATTGATATTTGTTTTTTAATTTGTGATACTCAGGAACCACCTGTGTAAATGATCCTGCTTTACTTTCCTTAACACTGATTAAGCTCATAGGCATCTCAATACCGTTCGTGCTGTTTATAACAACACTACTACTTTCGACTGGAGCGATAGCCATTAAGGTAGCGTTGCGAACACCGTGCTGTTTCATTTCGGCACGGAGAGATTCCCAATCGAGTTCAGGAGAGAAATCAGTTAATTCATTAACACCTGCTGCACGTAGTTCCCAAGGAAAAATACCTTGTCCGTATCTTGTTCTGTCACTGTCTTTGCACTTACCTCTTTCTTTTGCCAGCTCAACTGTAGCTTCAGTTAAGTAGTAAGCTTGATGCTCGATCCAGGTCTTAACCTCTCCCAATGCATCGGCTTCTCCATATTTAAGACCACGTTTAGCATGCCAATAAGCAAGATTAGTAACACCAATGCCCAAAGGTTGAATTTCGTCATTGCTTAGTTTACTTTGAATTGATAAGAAATCTTGATAGTCCAGGATATTACATAGACTGCGTTGTAAAATACGACAAGCACGTCGCATATCTTCTGGGTTACGAAAGGCACCCCAGTTGATACTACCCAAGGTGCATAAGGCAATACGTCCTTCTTCATCATCTAATCTCTTAAACGCCTTTGTAGGCAATAAAATTTCACAACATAAATTACTTTGATATATTGTATGCCATTCAGGATCAAACGGTCCTTGGTTCATCACGTTGTCGATAAACACAAGATAAATGCGTCCTGTATCTGTACGTTCTTTTAAAATTCCACCTTTAAAAACTTCTTCTGCTGAGATAACTTTCTTACGCAGTCCAGGTGTTTTTTCGTACTTGGTATATAAATCTTCAAACCTTTTGGTATCTCTATAGAAAGCTTCATAAAGATCTGGTACTTCATTGGGATCAAAGAAGGTAATAGATCCTTTATCTTTAAACCTTCTCCAGAAGAAAGCACTGAGCACTACTCCGTAGTCCATGTGTCGTACTCTTGTTTCCTCTGTTCCTTGATTATTTTTAAGAACAATAAGATCATCGAACTGATGATGCCAAATTGGATAAAAAACTGTGGCACTAGCATTTCTAATTCCACCTTGACTACAACTTCTTAAATCTGCAAACCATTTTTTTAAGAAAGGCAGCATGCCAGTGTGCATGATTTCACCACCGCGAATTGGGGAACCTAGTGGACGTAGTCGACCGATTTCCAATCCAATTCCTGCACGTTTACTGGCATATTTGGCCATCATTTCTCCGGAAGCGAAGATACTATCAAGGTCATCATCGCTACGAATAAGGACACAGCTACTAAACTGTTTGGTAGGCGTGCCCAGACCAGCAAGAACGGGAGTAGCCAAAGTAAAAAGACCGTCACTGGCCGCTGCATAATATTCTTTAATATAGCGTATACGTGCGGTATTTGGTTCTTCACGATGGAATACTGTTGCCGCAGCCACCATATAGCGAACTTGAGGTGTTTCATAAATTTCCTTTGTACTGCGATTTTTAACTAGATATTTTTCAATCAATTGCTCAATAGCAGCATAACTATATTGTTCGTCTTTTGAATGATCAATTATATCATTCATTTTATTCCAATCTTCTTCACTATACCATTCTAAAAGATCAGAAGAGTAAAGTCCTGTTGCAACATTTTTTTTGATTATATCATAAAGATGTGGAGGAGTATATGAACCATACACGTCTTTGCGTAACATACTTAATCGTTGTTTACCAGCCACATATTGATAGTTAGTGTGTCCTAAATCGGGATTACTTTCTATGTCAATTAAATCTACTATAGCTCGTAGTGTAATTTCATCAATTTCCTTAGTGGTTATTCCGTCATAAAAATGTGGTTGACTTTTTATTTCTATCATGCTTTGACTAACATCTGCAATGCCACTACAAACTTTGGCTATTTGTGTCTGCCATTTTTCTATCATTAACGATTCTTTTTTGCCATCTCTTTTGATAACGGTGATAATAGTCATATTCTTGTCTTCTTGAATTGTATAGGAATTTATTTAGTGAAGACTTTTTCGCTCGAAAAGTCTTTTTAATTGGTAACCATATACTTTATCTTTTATAATTAATAAATTATATACAAAGTTATTTCTAAGGTCAATAATTAAATTTATCTATATTACTGTTCAAAATAACAAAATTAAGGTAGATAACTAAGGGCTTTGTATGTGAATATCATCTTAGAAACATCGCCTATATTGGTATTTGTATATCTCAATTCTATGGCACCCGAAATTATAGTAGCACTAAACTGAATTGCCTCGGCAGCAGCCGAACTACCTACAAATTCGTAATCGTCAGACAATTGAACATTTGTTGTGCTAATATCAACTGCTATGGAAATTTTTCCTCGTCTTACTTGATCATAGGTATTACTTCTAATCACGTAATTAATTTCATAACCAAAATCTGGTGAACCGCCGCCTACATTAGTACCTAAGGGTAATCTAAATTTTGGTAATGGAGCACCTACGTTTGTTGTTATGTCTACGATCCTTGTTTCTGTATTTTCGGAAGATACGTTGCCTCCGACATCAGATTTAAAAACACTAGATAGATCTGATGTTATTAAATCAAAAGAATCAAAATTGTCCTGAAAACTAGTGTTGCCATCTGCTATAAATTTTATTTTGTTATGATAGGTGTCAGGGAAAAGATTAGCACCATCCTTACCTACACCTATAAAGGTGTTACCTCTAGACTTATTGCCATACCCTACCCAAACAATAATGCCTTCTTGTTCAATGTCATCAAAATGACAGTTAGTAATAGAGTTATAGCGTGGTCCAAAAACTTGGCCTACTGTTGATCCGTTTGCAGGATTAGTCCCGTTGCCGTCACTTGCGCCAAAACTTATTCCCCATTTATTTCTTATAAATTTACAATTGACAAATGTATTGTCGTATATGTCTTCTTTGGCAAATACTCCGTAAGTAAATCCATCTGCTACTAATCTATTAAAAGTGTTTCTTTGTGATGTTACCGCTGTGCTTAATGAATAAAGACCTATGGCCACACCGTTAGGACTAGAAGCAGCACTGTCACCAAAACCTCCAGTAATTTCAATATCTGAGAACACACTGTCTCTTACAGAATGTAATTTAAAACCATGAACATCCACAGCACCTGTGTTGATACTAAAATTGCTCATATAGATATGTTTAGGCTGTTGTAAATATCTATCTGTATCACTGCCAGCAAGCTCTGTAATTCTATTTGTACTAGTAGAGAGATCACTAATAAATTCAAATACATTAGAATTAGATCCTGTAAACTGAAAAATAGTTTTCCTCGGACCTGCACCACTTAAATTAACATAACTAGGAATATAAATTGTACTTGCGATCCAATAAGTTCCTGGAAGAAATTCTAATATTACTCTATATTCAGGACTTAATTTTGTAGATGCACTTAGGTATAAGTTGTCAATTGCTCTTTGAATATTTGCTGTTTGATCTGTGCCATCTGCGACGATTCCATAACTAGCACAACTTACTCTTTCATCTAATCTTTCTTGTAAAGTTCTTTCAACAGGATAATTGACATTAGAGGAAGTTTGTATGTTTGCATCATCTTCTTTGTATATGTAATCTGCAAAGTCTAAAAGATTATCTACATCTGTCAAAATTCTAGTATTACCAACAGCCGGTGCACCTTCGCTTACTGCACCGTTTCCAATATATAATTTTTGAGTATCTATCGCCCAAGCCATTTCACCACTTGAAAGTTGTGGAATACCTTCGGTTTGCTCTCTACCTCTACGAATTTGAATTTTTGAAATTTGAACAACAGCCATTGTAGAAATCCTTATTATTTCGTATTTAGCTGTTTAATCTGTAGTATTGGCTTACCCTATCACACCACCTGTCTGTCCAGTAATCAAAATCTTTAGATTCTAAAACAAATTGTTGATATTCTGGTACTCCCCATTTTCCAGGTTCTATTTCTGGAGGTTTCACACACATCATAATTACACCTTTGCGTATTTGTGTGCCATGAACTTCATTATGAGCTAGAGCATAGGCGGTAAGTTGAAGAAAATAGTCTTCTATCCACTCTAGTTTTTTGGGTTTATTAGTTTGTTTAAAGTCTAAAATACTTTCAACACCATCGTGTATACCTACACAGTCTGTAGTTCCAGCATATAGTTCCGGAAAATACAAAGGAACTTCACTGCCCCATACTTCTGATATTAATGGAAATCCTTCTGCAATAACTTTTTTAGCCATAACAAGACTTTGTTGTGCAAAAGGGTTGGTTACGCTTTCTTTTAAAGTTTCTCCTTTAATGTAGTCTTCAAGAAACTTATGCATTCTAGTTCCTCTACCGGCGGCTTCTGTAGTGATTTGTTGAGCTTTTTGTTCTCCAATAGCTTTTTTCCAATTTGCTAGAGCAGCTTTGGCTTCTGCAGATTTTGTCTTATCAAGAATTGTGGTTACACTAGGTACACTGGTTCCGTCTGGACAAGAATAAAGTCGTTTGCCCGAACTATCATCTCTAACTAATTTAGAATAGGTAAATTTAGGTTGTAATAATTGCATAGTAACATTATATAGTTACTAATACTTAATGTCAACCTGGTTGTTGTAACACATTCTTGGCTGCAGATTTAGCAGCTCCGAAGTCTATGCCTGGACTTTTTCCAAATTCAGTAGGTGCTTCTTTAGCTTTAGTATTTAGAACTACACCTTTTCCACTGTAACTTTTAACAAGTTTTTGTAATTCTGGTGTAGATTGAATAATAGGATTTAGTGTATCGTAATCTAACTCTATACCTATTTGATCTCCTATCATGTTACTTATTGCAGTCCATGAATAGGATGCTTGACTATTTTTACTATTTGCTCTTTTTTGAAGAATTCTAAAAGCACGGATTAATTCATCCGTGCTCTCCATTACTTTTTTTTTGAGTTTAAAATTTGACCTAATTTTCTACTATATTCAATGCTTTCTCGTCTAGCTCTACCAGCTGGCTCTGTCCCGCCGGCTGCTGGAGCACTTGCAGCAAATTCATCTCCTACTGCTGACATTTCATCTTCAAGGCCTGTTTCAGGTGCCATTGCTTCTGGTGCTTCTCCGCCCATGCCTGGTGCTTCTTCGCCTGTTAATACAGATACTGCCTGAGCTAATGTTGTTCTTGTACTTTCTAATGCTGTATAAATTTCATCTAAAGCTGGTTTTACTTTTTGTTCAAATTGTCCACTTATTTCACTGCCCATTTCGTCTCTTATAGAGTCTAATAATTGTAACAAAGTCTCACTTTTCATAGATGCCGTGTCATCTAACCATCCTGTGATCTTGTCAACCATGTCACGTGCTGACATAATTAAAGCTGCTTTTTCTTCTTCGCCTTCTGTAATCATTTTATCTGATAACGCTTCACGGAGCACATTCATTGCCTCTTCTACACTTTCTTTTTTAGCCATTTTAGTAGCAGTAGCGTACATTACTTCTTCGCCTCGATCACCATAGCGTTTTTTGAAATCGCCTTTTACTTTTTTCATGCCTTTTACATATTTTTCACGTTTGCCTTCTTCACCTGGGCTTAGTTTACGCTCTTCTAACGCCTGTAGAATCACATCTAAAAAAGCACGATCTTTATGATATTCGTTGCTTTCATATACAGCATCATATTGTCTGCTGCTTTCAAATGTAGCTAATTTTTCAGAAATCTTGTCTCTAGCTACCATAAGCTGAGCATCTGAAAAACTATCTAAATTTAATTTGTAACCAAAATGTTTAGCTACGTTTTCATTTAAAGACTTGCTATTTTTTGGGTGTGAAAGATCTTTTACTTGCATTTTAATGGTTCCTAAAAGGTATTAAAATTATTTATCAAAAATTATTCCTAAACATACTGCTTATTAACAACTTGTATTTTTCAGCTCTAGCAGATGTAAGACTATTTCTTGCTGTAAACAAAATTTTTTTATCAATATTACTAGTTTGATTAGCTCTGCTCAAAAATCTTATACTATCTAAACTATTATTCCAATATCCTGTATCTAAGTTTTTAACTTCATTATATCTATCAAATCTACAAACATCGTAGAATTTAGCTGCTAATAATGCTGTAGCTTTCAAATAAAATTTGTCTATTGTATCGCCTGTAATATGACAAAATGCCCAAGTTCCATCGTTATTTTTATGTATTTTAAATCTTCTATATAGAATGTCCTTATTAGACAGAATTACTACAGGTATTTTTTTACTGAATTCATCCTCTAAAAACTTTTCTAATTTTTCTGCTTGTTTTTTAAAATTCATTAGCGATCACTTTCGGATTTTTGTCTCCTATTTTAATTACCAAACTTTTACGGATCAGTCCTTCAATTGTGAATTGATCACGTTCGCTAAAACTGCTCAAAAACTGTGGATAATCAAGTCTTTTAAGAATATCTTTTTCTGTATTAGAAGTGTATATTTCAAAAGACTTAACAAGCTCATTTAATTTCATAATCCAGATAACTTTTTCAAAATTGCTAAATCTGCAGATTCTTGTGCAGGAGCAGTTTTATTACCTCCAAAGAAACCTTTAATTGCATTCCAATTCTTTTGACCTGCTTCTAAATCTTTCTTGCTTCTTCCAGTTTTTGGATCCCAATTTCCTGGACCAGGATACTGTTGTCCTGTCATTGCCCATTGAGGGTTCTTTTGTCTCCAAGCCATTTCATCATCAGAACCAGTAGTTACATTGGTAGTTCCAGCTACTTTTTTAGGTGTTGTATCTAGTCCAGTGTCTGGGTTAACTCCACTTCCGGTTCCATCTGGATTAACTTGGGGTTGTGCTGCCTGGCCAGCTGGTTGTTCAGCAGATCCTTGTGGTGTAGTAGCACTGGCTAATCCTGGTGGTAGTTCTTTAGCTGGTGGTGGTTCTTTAGCTGGCGGTTGATTGTATGACGAACTTTGATTATTAACTGTAGGAGTGATGCCTGCTAATTTTTGAAAATCTGCCATAGCCTTATTTTGATCTACTTTACCGCCCCATGGTGTTGTTGCTGATTGTGCATAACCTCCCTGTGTTGCAGGTGCTGCTGTATTAACGGGAGCAGGTGTAGAAGCTGCTGCTTGTGGTGGCTGATTACCTCCTATCGCCGCTTTTTTATCTGCGTCAGATTGTGCGGTTTGAATAGCTGATTGCGGGGTCATTTGAACATTAGGATCTTTATTTGGATCATACGGATCTTTTGTTGGATCGGCTGCTGTCTTCTCTCCTGCTTTTGTTGATGCTTTAGATGTTTTAGTTGCTACAGGTTTAAATCCTTCTGGAGGAGTCACTCCGGCCTTTTGTAGTGCTGCCATGGTGTTTTTGCCAATCACCCCATCGACTTTTAATCCATTAGCTTTTTGAAACGCTTTAATTTCAGCAGCAGTAGTTGGCCAACTTGCAAGAGCTGCCGGACCTTTTTGACCGGCTGCGTAATAATCGGCATATGCTTTACCCATCTCAGATGCTGATGATCCCGGTTTAGTAGTTTGAATTGGTGGCGGTCCGCCAGGAGCATTTCTCATTGCATATGCATCTGCAAATCCTGCTTCCTTGATAATAACATCATTAATTTTCATAATTCTTTCCTTATTTTAATCCTGCTAATCTTAATAGGTCTTCTGTAGTTTTACCTATTTCTACAGCATCACCTGTTTTAATTGTCGACGATTGTGTCGATTGTTGTGCAGGTGTACCTTGTGCTTGAGGTCCTACTAATTTTAATTTTCCCGTAGCAGGATCTTTAGTTAAACTTGTAGGATTCTTTTTTAGATCTACTATTGTAGTCATTCCTGGACCGGTATTTAATGTTGCAGTTTGTCCTGGTTTATAATCAATTATCTTGGCCATCTCAGCTTCTTTAACATCGTCATTTTGATCTGTGGCAGCTTCAATATCTTCGATATAATCATCTAAAATGCCGGCAACGACTTCTTTATCCATGTCAAAGATTTTAGCAATTTCTTCGTCTGATGTTCCGCCAGCAGCTAACTTAATCATTGCTTGTAATTTTTCTTCATCACTAAATTCTGTATTACGTAATGCTTTTAACTCTTCAGGATCCATATCATACTCTGGAGGAATCATTTCGTCACTTTGTTGATCCCACTCGCCTTCTTTTAACATTAAGTAATGTCGAATTCGAACGGCTCGCGCTTGTTCATAAGTTTCAGCCATTTCTTTATTCTTATGTTTTTGTCCTCGAACTTCTTTGCTGGCTTTTTTCTCATCTTTATGTTTACCTGCACCAGCAGTTTTAGCATTTTTAGCTACAAAATTGCGTGGTTTAGGAGTTTCTGAGTGTTTAGTTTCTTTCATATCATTATCTTCTTTTACTTTATATTTCTTTTTTAATTCTGCTGTTTTGCTATGTCTTTCTTCATCAGGAAGATCGTAAGTTGCTTTAAGTTCTTTGTAATAATCAGGATCAGGTAACCCTGATTTTTTACGTAGTTCTTGATGTCGTTTATGTAACTTATCTCTTGTATCTTCTCCCATTGGTGACGATTTAGTAGCAGGTTTAGAAGTAGTTAAATTTTTATGACGTTGTAATTCGGTTTTCGGAGGAGTTTTTTGTTTTTCTTTTTTCTTTAAGGCTTCTGGTCCGACAAGAGGCACAGCTTTCTTGGTATATTTTTTTGCTTTTAGTCCTTTTTTAAATTCTAAAAGTAGCTGTTTGATTTTCATAACTCTTTAAGGCTTAATGCCTCGTCCTCTAAATTATAAATGTGCTGTCTTAATTTATCTATCAGTCCTCTTCCCCTTAATACCTTAAAGGTTAAATTTTCGACACTAAATTCTCCGCTTTTATCTAACCCAGACTTACGTATTTTAGCTAATTCGTCCTTAACTTTTTTGGCTAAATCAATGTTTTTACTACGTAAAGCTTGTGTGATTTTGTTAGTGTAATTATTTACCTTATCTTTTACGTCATCATCGTTGATATTCACTCGCTCTAGTTTTGGCTCGCTAATCCAACGATTGTCTAAAATACTGTATATTCCAGCACTATGATGTACCTGCTTACTATCCTGAACATAGACTTCTACATCAATACCTTTAACTTTAATATTATGATTAAAATTGTATTGATTTTTCTTAGCATCAAATAGATTTTTAAGATAATATTCTTTATCTGAAGAAATGTCTACAATTAGATGTAAATCTAAATCGCTGTGAGGGGTATAGGTATAAGCTGCGTTACTGCCGCTGATTGTAACATCCTTTAAATTTAAATTAGGGATATCAATAAAATTTATAAAATGTTTAGCTATTTCTAATAACTTAAGTCTAACTACAGGTTTAAGTTGATCGTTCTTCCACAGAGCAGGATTTAGAGTATCATGAAAGATAACCGCGTCATCTACTACAGCTTCTTTTGTTAATTCTCTTAAATACATCGTTCATTGTGCTAAAATTTTTACTACAGTTTCCCAATAAGCTGAGATCCATCCTATAACTGCTATACCGCCTAAAATTAGATAGGTCCATTTTACTCTAAATTGTTCCAGATCATTAATCTTGCCCGCAAGTTCATGATGTTGAGCTGTTTGCTCCTCATGTAACTTATTTGCGTGAGCATAAAATTTTTCTCTATTATCTCGATATTCTGCTAACATTACATCTAATTTCTCGTTTACTTGATCTCGTGTCCTATCAAGACAATCATGCATATCCTTTACATCAACTTTTAGATTATCTAATTTTTCATCAATAGCTTCTACTTTAGTTTCTAGTACGCTCACACGCTCTTGAGTAGGTATTACTGTAACTTTTGCTGCTCGTGCCATCGGGGCATCTCCTTGTTATTTTCCGTATTTCAAAATGCCAAAAAGGTGCCTAGTTTTGCCTAATACAATATTTATTGTTTAAAATCAAAAATGATATTGCTGCCTAATTTAAAATATGGTTTATCGAATATAACTGATTCCGTTAAACCCGCTATAAAAGGCACGTATTCGAACATATCTTTTAATCTACCTATGTTATCGTTATTTTTATAAAATAATTCGTCTAATTCCATAGTCCATTCAAAGAACCAACACTTGTTGTTGGGCTGTCCAAACAAATCTGCTTGGATAATTATAGGATTTTTATCATAATACATATTACCAGCTAGTTGTATAGTCTGGGTAATTGTATCAAAATTTTGTTGTTGATTACGTTCTAGTTTTTCTCCGCTACGATGATGTCCTGTGGCAGTAATATCAACTAATGTATATAAACTATAAAGCATTAGTTTATTTAACAACCATAAAAAAAGCCCTACAAAAAGTAGGGCCCCTTCCCATCCCAAGGAAAAACTATTAAACGTGGTTAGCTAATAATGGGAAGCCAGTACCACGCACTACGGTTGCGCTGGTTAAATCAATGCTGTTGGCACCAACTGTTGCACCTAGACCTTGAATTAGATCTTCTAGATGTGCTGCAAACGTTTCGCTTGCTGTACCATCATATGTGTCAGTGCCGAAGTCGCCTTCTACATAGATGTCAATTAGCTGACCAGGATTGCCGCCACCGTCAGCACGTAAAGCACTGTGACCAACAATGGTACACATTGTAGAAATGGTACGTAGAGCAATTTGTACGCACTCATTTGGTCCCATTTCTGTTGAACCAAAGTTAGTAGCATTGACTGCGAAGTCAAGTGTGTACATGTCTAGGGTTTTACCTAGAAAACTTCTAGCTGTATTTGCTAATTCTGGATTAACTTTTGTTTGAATCGCCATGATAAATCTCCTCGTTTGGCTTTGCTTGCCTCTGCAAGCAGCCTACCCCATGTAGGCCTATGTAATCTTATTTACCAAAAAAAAGTAAAATAGTGCGGATATGCTAGATTTTGAAGATTTAGGTTGGAGTCCAACGACGTCTTGGCACTAGTTTTATATTACCAAATTGTTTTTCTGTGCCAGCATAACGTACACGCCCTTCGCCCTCGGTATCCCAAATTTCACCTCTACCCTGTTCTACCTGATCAATTACTTGATCTTTAAGATTCATTATGCGAGTAACCAGTCCAAAAATAGCTTCTAAGGCTTGAGAATTTGCTACACTTTTTAGTTCTATCTTAGTTTGCTTAGGTGTACTAACTTTACTAGATTTTAACCAATTAAAGAAATGATTTGCTCCTAAATTATCTAACTGATGTCCTTTTGCAGTTTGATTAACGTAGGTGTACAGAATATTTTTGAGATCACCTAATCCAGGTGTTTCTTGAAGGAAACTATCAATCTCCTTACTATGTTGTCCTAGATAATTTTCAACCGATTCGATTTCTTTAGTATCTAAGCTTACTGGATTACTATTATACACCGGACCTTGAACTATTAATCTAGGATTACGATTAAACATACTAAAATCATCCATTGGCTTTTGTTCACTATCATCTTGACCAAATTCTGTAAAATATGCATGTCCTACAACCATTACCTGAGCTTTACTAATACTCTTTCCTAATGGACTGTCCTGTCTTACGTGATAACAGGTTTTACTTTTCGGATTAGGACAGAATGTATATACACCATTTTCTAAAGAAGGAGGAGCTAGAAACAATCCATCTGCATAGACAAACCCTACAAATTCTTTAGGAGTTGCAGCATCAAATAGAGGATAAAGATTGGCAAATTGTTTGGCAAACATTTTACGTGCTCGCATTTCTTCAGGAGTTTTAGGACTACCACTTTTATTTGCAATAAAATCTTCTAAATCTGCAGGGTTACTTGTTTTTGCACCTCTACTCCATCCATTATGTCCAGAAAGAATTAATGGTCCTCCTTTAGTTTCTCTTCCCCAGTATATTTGAGGATTACCGTCCCATTTCATTCTAAGACTTTTACTACCTTCTGTAGACATTAGTTCTTTTAAATGTTCTAGTGCTTCTATAGTTCCCCTACTGCCGTAAAAAAATACAAGATCCTCAAGATGGTTAAAAGCTCTTCCTAATTTTTTTATTATAGGTGTTGTTTCTTCTAATAAAAATTCTCTTGCTCTCATTCGAATATATCTCTATGTAATTTACCGTATAACTTCATTAAATATCCTGCTTTGGCATCGGCCTCTACTTCTAATGGACTCCCTGGACCATGCACTTTAGCTTTTTGTATTTTACCTATTTGTCCTTGTTTAACATGCACAAGTTCATGACAAACTGTACGTAATATATCAACCATATTGCGATTACCAACATATACTACCATATGATTATTTTGATAGTCCCATTGTCCAGTTCTATGTTGATCTTGAGCATCATCTTTGTCGTAACTAAAAACAATGTTCATAGGTTCATCAGCAAGTCCTAATCTTTTTTTAGTCCATTCAATAAAATGTTTTACTCTAGCTTCTCTTTGATTGCTAGGTTTAACGACATCTTCAATTCTTTCCAATTCTTGAAATCTCATTGAAGCCTATCCATCATCATACGAAACCAATCTGTTGTTCCAACACTGACGCTTTCATTTTGTTTAGGCCAATTTTCATCTGCCAAGGCATGTTGAACTCTTGGGTCTTTTATTCCTTGAGGCATCTTTTCTAAAATTCTTTCAACACTACCTAAGTCTTTAGCAGTAGCACCTGCGCCTAAAAGTATTGTAGCTACTTCATCTGCATCTTGTGTGATTAGGTCACCTTTTTTACCATCTGCTCCTCTTGTGAACAATCCTTGAAATCCACTCCACATCATACCATTAGGGTGCTCAGGTGTTCGTGTTTCTTTAGCGATACTGCTAATTAAAATATGTTTATGCACACCTTTGAATGGAGTATTTTCCACACTATAATCATGTTGATGGAATTTACTAACTTGCCCAGCATTTTTTACTAACATGATATCTACCTGAGCAAATTTATCTCCATTAGGAACTTTAATGTGTACGTTTATACCAGTCTGTGCTGCTGAGTATCCTCGGTCTAGGATGTAATTCTTAAGAGCTGCTCTAGCAGTTTTTTCATCTTTAGTTCCAGTAGCCTTAAGCATTTCTTCTGCATCTACCATTAAATCCATATCACCTGAACTGGCTTTATGACCTGCACTACCTACAGGAATTAAATTGATTCCCGGAGGCATGATTTTTTGTGCAAATTTTAATATTTCTGCTGCTTCTTGTTTTGAGAACGGATCTACTCCATCGAAAACATTGCCACCTTCGTTAAGTATCATGTTTACCTTCCTGAATTTTTCTTATTCCACGTTTAAATTTAGCAGGTTCGCCGGATCGTATAGCATTTAAGAATCTACGTTCTAATTCCGCAGCAGTTTCTAAATCATAATGTTCACGTATCAAGCTGAGTAGATTAATAGAACTTTCGATTAAATTGCTACCTCTGCTTTCGATAACTTGATCCTTATCTCGGCTGATACCTAAATCGCTTAATTCTTGCAGAATGCTTCTTGTGCTTTTCCTCATGGAACCTGTTCCTTTTTTATATTTAACCTTTTTTACAGTTGCATTACAGTATAAATACTGCACACACTTACATATAGGAGTAGTAAATGTTAGCATTTTTTGAACCGCTAGTCAAATCGTTCCATCATCATACCGAATTAGAACGTTGGATCATAAGCCAATACCCTAAAGATCCAGCTGATGTTGAACGTCTAATTAAAGAATATAATTACAATTCTACAAGGGCATGGATATGATATGTTCTTTTATTCAATCAATAATTGCAGCTAGACAACGTCAAGCCGAACATTATTTAAAATTTTTATTAACGAATGAGCGAAAAGATAGTTGAATTTTTTCGTTTAGAGATATATAATACTACAACACACTTACACAAGGAGAATAAAGATGTGGATGCAATATTTTACACAACCAGAAATTACAGCTGATTATGTTATAGACACTATTCAAGGTGTTAAG